CTCGATCAGCTCGAAGTGACGGAGCTTCACGAACTCCACCATCTCGCGGAGCGCCGCGACGGTGATCTCGATCGCCTGCCCACCGACCTTCGTCGGCCACTTCGCCGGGCCCGGCGCCGGCCGCGTGGGGCGCACGCGCGTCAGGACGTGCTGCTCGTACCAACGAGGCAACCCGTCTTCGAGGTGCGCGAGGAAGTCCTCGTGGCGCGTGACCGGGAACGCTTGGATGTCATCGTACTGCGGATCGTACAACGCGAAGATGCCCGCTTGGAACTCGCCACAGAGGAGGTGGTGCTGCATCTGCACGGCGTACTCGGTGCGGAGGCCGGTGTCCCGGCACTCGTAGAAGATCGCGGTCCGGGGGACCTTCACTTCGAGCGCGATCTCCGCGCCCTCGCGTGACAACTCAATGACATGCGACCACAGCGGGTTGCCCTCCAGGCTATCCGGCCATTCTTGCCGGGCCGCGATCACACCATCGACGTCGCTCACGAGGTAGTGATAGGTGGGGTGGTGCACCATCGACGCGGAGCGAACCTCCAGGCCGTACACCTCATGGAAGCGGTCGAGCGCGTTGGGCTCCTGCCTGTTGCCGCGCCGGATGTCGGCGCCGACTTGCGCGGGCTCGTTCCACTGGCCGAGCACGATGCGGTCCCATACGTCCCACGCGCCCGTCCCGTACTCGTGGATCCCGAAGATTGCGGCTACGTCGCTTGATCCGATGTACGGGCCACGCACAGCCTTCCACTGTTCACGGTTGACGCTCGGGGAGAGGACGCCGCCGCCGAAGGCCAACTCTCCCTCGGGCGTGACGAGCAGCTCGCGGGTACCGTCGTCTCGGTAGCGGTCGTTCAGCCAGCCGCGCCGGATGCAGGCAGCGACCGACCGACCGAACGCCTGGATGGTTGTCTGGAGATCGAGAGCATCGTACGTCTTCGTGAAGGTGCTGACCTCACGACTCCTTACGACGTGCGTTAGGATCTTCTCCTGAAGTTCACTCGGCAGCACGAGTCCCCCTTGTCGGCAGTATATGGACGTGGCGCATGATCCAGTCCCGGACCGTATCCGCACGTAAGATCGCATCCTGATCTTGCGGTATCCACGCGATGTGCTCCCGACAGAATGCGAAGTGCAGCCGACGCGCGGTCACTTCGGGCAAGAACAGCCCAAGGATGTTGAGCGACGTGTCGAGCGGACCGGAGCCGTAGTAACCCCACGCCAGGCCGCTCGGTGAGTGTTGCTTCACCGCATGCGTGACGTTCGTCGTCCAGTTGGGGCCGAACGTGAATACGTCCGGACAGGGCTCGTGCGCGAGCCAGGGGAAGAATTGCATGGACACCACCTTTTTCGGATAACCTTCGTACGGCGTGAGCCGCCCGGCCCCAAGCGCATCGGGAGCCAGCTACATCATGGGGGGGCCTCCGGGCCCCGACGGTGAACCTGTGACCGGGAACGGCTACACGCTTCTCACGGACCCCCAGGATGGGGGAGGGCATCTGTCCGTGTCAAGGTCAGGGCAGAATGTGGAGCCACACGCGATGCGATACCTGGAGCGTCGGATCGTCGGCCCGGTTCGCGATCACCAGGAAGGAGTAGTCCTCGCCCGACTCCGGCTCCTCGGCCTGCGTTTCGCCCGTGATCCGAAACTGGACCGCGCCGTCCGCGAGGATGAGATCGCCCTCGTCGTCCACGTCGTCCACGATCCCGGCGTTCTCGATCGCGACCTCGGAGGACCGATCGGTCCACGTCTCGGGGTTCTCGTCGGTAAGCTGCTGGAGCTTGACGATCGGCGTCTGAGGCTCCTGTAGCGCGGTCTTCGCGCGCACGAGCTCTTCCACCACGCCGAATCCGATCTCGAACACCTGGCTGGCTTCCTTCTGCCATTCTAGGAAGTCCTTCCCGCATGTCGTCATGGGCTCTTATCCGTTGCTCGATGATGGAAGGATCGGCCGGTTGCGACGGCTCGATAATGACGCCCGACGCCAACCGAGAAATGCACCGCGCCGGCCAGCGGCTCGAAGCCACCTGTGACAGCCAGCGGCATCACGATCGCGAATATCCCGATGCCAGGCACCTCGACGAAGACTTCGGTCGCGAGCGACGGAGCCGCCGCGAGCGCCGTGATCGCGATGAGCGGCGGGCTCAATAGGCTGCTCACATCGACCGTTGGTGCGATCGCCATCGTGAGAATCGTGAGCCCGGGAATCACGATGCTGGTTCCACCGCCGGCGGTGCTGGGCGCTTGGGCGACCGCACTCACAGTAACGACTTGCAGCGTGATCGACGTGGCGGCCTCGACTGTCGGCGCGGTCGCCGTGGCGGTGGTCGCGACGCTGGCCACCCCCACGGTGACCACCGTGTCCACCGTCGGCGCGAGGGCCAGCGCGGTGATCCCGATGTTCCCCACCGAAACGGCCTGCGCGCCGCCCTCGGCGCTGACGAATGGCGCGCTCGCCGTCGCCTCGATTGCCACGTTCGGCACGACGAGGGTCGATTCGCCGGTCCCCACGGTCGGGGCCGCCGCGACGGCAATAATCTCGATCGCAGGGGTGGCCACGCCCGCGCCCCCCGAGCTCACCGATGGCGCGAGCGCGGTCGCAGTCATGGTGATGTTCGGTACGGCGAGGTCGGAGCCTCCGGCCTGTGCAGCCGGCGCGATCGCCGGCGCGCTGACCGTCGCGAGCGCCACCGAAACCGTCACCTCTCCGAAGGCGGCCACCGCGAGCGCGGTAGAGGTGACCGACACGTTCGGCACGCCGAGATTCTGGTCACCGCCCCCGGTGCCCACGACGGGCGCGAGCGCCGTCGCGCCCACCGAGATGTTCGGGACCGAGAGATCAACCACTCCGGCCTGAAGATTCGGGGCGGGCGCGGTTGCGACGACCGAGACGTTCGGGACCGAGACGTCCGCCACCCCGGCCTGCGCGTTTGGCGCAAGCGCAACCGCCGACGCAGAGACGATGGGGACCGCGATGGCGGCCAACGCATCGACCGTCGGCGAGAGCACGGTTGCCCCGAGAGAGATGCCCGGCACGGCGATGCTGGTGGCCGCGCTGACCGTAGGTGCAGGCGCGAGCGCAGAGATCACGACGGCCGGTACCGTGATCGTCTGTGGTCCGTAGAGCCCCGCGTTGTCTACCGTGAGTGTGGCGGTGTCCCCGAATCCAGCCTGCACGTAGACTTCTATCTGAAGGGCGGTGAGGGCGAAGTCACGGGCCCGTCGCGCGAATTCATTCCACGTCACGCCGACCGTGCTCACCTCCCACACCACGTCGTCGGCACCGGAGTCGTAGCGAATCCGCAGCCAACGGTGATTCGTGGGACTATACGTCGCACTGGCGACAGTCACCGGGCCGCCTCCCGGTCGCACTATGGCCTTGAGGCTCCCGGTGTCAACCCAAAATTCAACCTTGTTATTATCATCGAGGCGTAACACCATCGGCGCAGCAAAGTCGCCAGCGACATCCACGACCTCAAGCGTCCACTCGCCACGATCGGTGAGGTCAAGGCTGTGGATGTTGAAGAATGTGGCGTTGACAGACTCCAGCGCCCCGTCCGCGTCTAACACCAATTCTTCGGCTACGATCTCAGCCGTCACGTCGCCTGACGCCGTGAAGTCCCACTTCGTTGCGTCAATATCCGGCCCGTCGAACGAGTCCTCGTAGTCGGCCGGGCCCGACGACGCTACCGTGGGCGCGAGCGCGGTCGCTGTAATCGAAGACCCGGGGACCGCGAGGGTGGCCGCTCCCGCGCCTATCGTGGGCGCGAGCGCCGACGCGCTGACTGTAACGTTCGGAGCCGAGACGCTCGCGCCGCCTGCGCTTAGCGTCGGTGCGATCGCCGTCGCTGCGATCGAGATCGCTGGCACGTCAACAGCCTGATCCAAGGACGTCGGCGTGTAGTCGATCGTCACCTCAGCGGCCGTGATAATGAGCCGGTTACCGACATCAGTGGCCTGCTGGCTCGTGTGATCGAACACCAGCGCCAGCCGCGCGCCGTTCCAGTCGCTAACCGTGTGCGAGCCAGTCGGGGAAGGTGTGAACGACGTCACCTCGTAGCCCGCCTGGATCGGCGAATCGACGGCCGTTGGTGTTGTGCTGATCGCGGTTGACTCATCCGCGCGCGTAAGGAGCGCAGTCACCGTGCCAAGGTCCACGGCCATGTTGGGCGTGTTGAGTCGCTTGTGCGCGACCTTGATCGTGATCGAGTTGATCGCGTCCGGATCGAAGTCGGCCGGCACATCGTCCAGCTCGACGAACATGGTGCCGTCGGCCAAGGACGGACTCAGGACTCTAGTATCGTCCCCGTCATGCGCATCAGGGTCATCATCAATCGCCTCTGCAAACGTGGCCTCGAACTGAAGCGTCCAGCCCGTCGTAGTACCGTCAGCCGAGGGGCGAAGTGTGACGACGGCCACGCTCCTACCTCGCGCTCGGCGGGACGGTGGTTGCCTGCGCCTCCGCGAGCACGCGGCGGAACTTCTCGTCGCTCACGTATGCGGCCTGCTTGTGCGTCGCGGGGTGGCCGTAGATGCCATCGCCCCAATTCACACCCTTGCCGTGCGGCCCCCACCACCGGAGCACCAGGATTCCGTCGGGCACATCCTCCCACTCGTGCTCGGCAGAGCTCATCCGTGTGCCGTCAGCAAGCCAGACCTCCCACTCGTATCGCTGCGTTTTCGTCATTCCTTGAATCCCGGAGTCGTGAGCGATGATGCCGCGCCCGGGGCTCGACAGATCGCCGAGCCCCGGGTTACGCGCAGTTGTCCGGCGTCTAGGCCGGCGCACCTCCGAGCTTCCACCACCCCTCGGTGTTCACTTGGAGCGTGATGTTGCCGCCGTTCGTGGGCGTATCCGCGAGATCGTGGATCGCGATGAGCGGGTCATCCGCAGGCGTCGCGTCGCTGCCGCCCGTCTGCTTGTAGAGGAAGTCGAACCCGATCGTCTCGCCCGTCACGAGCGCGGTGAACACCGGATCGGCCGAATCGAATTCCTGCTCGTCGTTCGCGGCGTCCTCGTTGATCGCCTTCGAGCCGAGCGTCTGCCGCGCGTACCCGCCGACCGTCAGCTCTTCCAGAATGTCGTCCACGAAATCCCACGTGTCGAAGTTGGGTGACTCCGTGGTCGTCGAGAGACCGACGCGAACCACATCGGCGATGAAGTCGTAGACGGCCTCGAACATCTTCTGTTTCGCCTGGAGCAGCACGCCGCTGACCTCATGCGGCTCGATCACCCGGCGCGCATCTGCCCCTCGGGGCTTGAACGCGGCCCGCATCGCGCGACGCTTGGTCACGGTCTCGATCACGCTGGCGGGGTCGATCTTGTAGGCTTTGCAGAATGCCACCAGCCGGTCCTTCTGGCGATCGGACAGTGCCTTGATCAGCACCGCCGGGTCCTTCGCCTCGAACGCCTTGAGCATCTGCACGTGCGCCTCGCCCGGGAACACCTGAGCGAACCCCATCGCGGCGCTGAAGAGCGCGACCTCGGCACGCGAGAGCTCGACGCCCGATCCGTGCCACGCCTTCAGGTCCGGGTCGTACGCGAGATCCGCCGTCGCCATGATCGTGCGCTTCAGGTTCTCCGTGTTCTGCATCACGATCTTCGAGCCCGCGCTCTTGAGCGCGCGCGCGGAGTGCCCCGCGTCCTTGAATCCGATGATCTCGCGGAACGCCCCCCGGTAGAGGACCCGCTCTCCGATCTGCGGCTTGTTCGCCATTGTCGTGCTCCCTGTCGTGTGAGAGTGTGTGAGTCGATCCCCTAGAGGATGCCTCGCTCCTTCGCCCAAGCTGCGATCCCCGCCCCAATAGCGGCAGCCATCTTCGCCTGGTTCTGGCCTTCCGTCAGGAAGGCCCGGTCCTTGTCGTTGGTCACGAACCCGAGCTCCACGAGCACGGCCGGCATCTTCGTCTTATGCAGGACCGTGAGCCGCCGGTTGCCCGTCCAGGGACTTTCGTCGGGATAGACCTCGGCCTCAGCTATCTCCCCGATCTTCGCGAGCTGCTCGGAGATGCGCAGCGCCAGCGTCTTCCCATGCGTGCTGAAGGGAGCGTGGATGACCCACGCCCCGCGCGCCTTGGCAGAGCTGCTCGCGTTCGCATGGAGCGAGACGAAGCAATCGGCGCCCGCCTGGTTCGCCAGATCAGCGCGACCACCGAGCGTCTCGAAGACGTCGATGTCGCGCGTCAGGATCACGTCCCAGCCGCGTGACAGCAGCTCGTCACGTAGTGCGAGCCCGTACGCGAGGTTGATAGCCTTCTCCTTCACGTCTCCGGCGACCGCGCCGGGATCTTCCCCGCCGTGTCCAGGATCAATGCAGATGGAGGGGCTCCGTGCGGGCGGAAGCGGGTCGGGCGTCAGCTCTTCGTCGGCCATTTTTTGGAGCTCCTCATCCACGGGTCTATCGCTCATCGTGCCCCGCATCACCCGCAACTACGCCGCCCTCATCCTCGGCCCTCCGATCATGCGATGGCTGGGCCCGGCCGAGGAACGCCTTGATATGCTCGCCCACCTGGGCCATCCCTGGCCAGAAGTACGTCATTTTCCCGACGATCGAGAATGCGTCGGCCGATCCTATCACGAGCATGGTCGCGAGCACGAGCTTACCCGCAGGATCGAGGCCCATCTCTTGGAGCAACTGCTCGATGCCGTTCATCGCGATCACTGAGATTGTGATCACGAACAGTTTCAACACGCTCCGGTAGACCTTGACCCACTCGATCTCCTCGTCCTCGCGGTGCCACGCCTTCAGGAACCCGAGTACTAGATCGGAGAACCAAAGTGTCACGATGATCCAGAACAGTTGATTGAATGCAGAGATCGCGTCGCTGAGCACAGCGACCAATCCTGCCGGGATCCACCGCCAGGGCTCTTGCACCATGTACTTGGCGGTGTAGTCCGCAACGCTGACGGCCAAGTCGGCCATGACGCGCTGCTCATCCGCAAAACTCTTCATCGCGAGGCCCCCCCGGGCTCAGGCAGACATGAGGAATGTGGGCGTGACCCGGGCGGTGCCGCGCTCGTCGCTGGCTCCGATCGGGATGATCCGGAACTGCACCAATTTCGTCAGGTTGGCGTCGTCCGCCTGACGCTGCGCGAAAGTATAGACTTGGGACGTGCCTGTCAGGCCAGCGAACGTCCGGACGACGAGGCCCTCGATCAGCACCTCGACCGTGATCGTCCCTTCCAGCGTATAGGCGGTCGCGTCGTTCTGTGCGACGATCGTCGTCTGATCTGGCCGGCTGCGGTTGGTCCAGCCGAGCGTGACGTCGCCAGTGGTGCTTGCCGGCCACGCATCGTACTCGTTACCGGCCAGCGTGATCTTGCCAGGCGGATACGGTGCGTGTGCGCGATCATGAAGCATGACGCTATCGCCGGCGGCCAGCTCGACGATCTCCTCTTCGCCATCGACTTGCACGCGAGTCGCCTTGATCGCGAAGTGCGTGAAGTCGGCGTAATCCGTCTCGCTGAGATCGTGCGCCGTCGGCGCCCCCGAGGCACTCCAGTAGAAGATGATGCGCGAGCCCTCGGGGTGGTCGAGGGGCACGGTGTCCAGAACGCCCCGCATGACGTTCGTGAGCGTGTAGGTTCCGTCGCCGTTGTCGGTGATCGTCTCCCACGCGATGATCTCCTGACCGAACCCGTTGTCGAGGATCGCCAGCCGATCACCCGCGACGCGGCCCCCGGCATCCGTAGAGGTCACCAGCTCGACGTCGCCGAGGCTACTGATCGTGAGCGAGGCGACCATCGCGATCGTCGTTTTGGGGAGATCGGCGTCGAGCAGCCCGATCGCGTTGAATTCCTTCGGAAGCGATACCTGTTCGTACTCCTCGCCCTGCACGCTGCGCCACGGGAGCCAGTACACATCCTCATTGCTGCGACGAGTAGCTACCGTCCAGCCGCGTCGGACGGCGCCGACATGCCAATAGGGTGCAGCGAAGACGTGGACCTCGCCTTGCCCATATTCGGCGGCCGGATCGTCGGCAGGGTTGTAGCCGTCTAAGAGCAGCGACAGCGGCCCGCAGAAGGCGTTGTCAATGAGGGGTGTCGGGCTGCCGTACGGATTGAGGTGCGTGAACGGGTCCTCCACGAACTCAATCTCCATGCGGCCTTCGGTGAGCGAGCCGTAGTTGATCGACGTGATCCGGCAAGCTGCTCCCGAGATGCTGTGGTGCGGGAAGTTGATCAGGAAGGGGCTGCCCTGGTGGAGATTGAACCCAAAGCGGTTGGTGCTCAGTCGCCCCCGGAACACCGGGACGGAGCTCCGGTGCGTCGCGCGCGCTGCGGCGTTCTGTGCGAGCTCATGCGTGGAGAATCCCAGCAGATCAATCTGCGTGGTGATCACCTCTCCCATCGCCTGGATCGAGGCGAGATTCTGCGCCTGAGCTGCACCTTCGATGAACCTGCGGAAGATGTCGATGTACTTCACACTCGTCTCGTTGATCACCTCGCCCCACGAGCCCTGCTTGAACTCCTCCAGAGTGGCGTTTTGCTCATCGAAGACAGGTACCTCATTGAACAGGTAATCGAGCCGAACGAGCTTGATCGCGATCTGGCCGGTCAGCGGGTCCGGATAGAGGAGCCCGTCGATATGCTCCAGGATGGTCCGGATCGCGGCGAACGCAGTTTGCCTCGTAGGGAGCTGCCCGTTGTAGCCGAGCCCTTCGTCGAAGAGCGTCTCGGCGACCGCGCGGAAGGTTGCGATGTCGATGTCGGCCGGGGGCATTCCTACGCCCCACCGCTCGTTGGTCAGTAGCTCATAGATGCACTCGGACGGGTTGGCGGTGTCGTTGCCATCGCCGTCCACAATCGTAGCAAACGCGCTCTGCCCGAGAACGTCGGGGATGCGCACGCACACGAAGTGCCATGGGTACGGGTTCGGGCTCTTTCCCATGTTCATCCGACGCAGGACCACGTACGCGAGTCCCCGATACTGCGACAGGAGGTCCGGACCCATCCAAAGCACGAGGTACGGGTTCTGACCCTGGCTCTCCGAGCCCCAATGGATGTCGAGCTGCCCGACGATGCCGCCCTGATCCTCGGGTCCACCGAAGAGATCGGGGAGATTCACGTAGACGGCCAAGGGGTCACCAGTTGCCGGGCGATCCCATGGAAGGTTGGGGTTCGTGTTGCTGCGCGGGACCGCTGTCCTGACTGCGGTGCTCACGCCTTCGGAGCGGGGCGGCGCCAGCCCGGCGACGTGGTACTCGCCAATGTGGATGTCGAGCACGCGGTCAATCGGACCGTGGCATAGGACGAGCTGCATGCCCGCGTAGTAGTCGAACCCGAGCGGGACGTCCTGCGAGATCAACCCGAATAGCGTGCTCTCGCGCTTCACCACACGTCGCGCGTGCACGTCACCGAACCACACCACGGCCGGCGACACCTTCACGGTGCCGAAGATCACGTTGATCGGCTCGCCCTCGCGCGGCTCCGGTGGTCTGAAGTCGCCAGGGCTATCGTCCTGCTCGATCTTCGGGGCCAGCAGGATCGCGATGATCGCGCTGGCGACAAAAATCGCGACGAGAGTCAGGAAGCTCATTCGAGGATGTCGTCCGCCGGGATCTGTACGAAGGGATTCCGTTCCGGATGGCGTGGGAACCCGCCGAATTGGGGTACGTTGTTGAACTTGTCGCGGCACGTCTCGACCGTACGGTCACAGCCCGCGAAGACGGTCACCTCGTCCGAGACCGCAAGCCCAAACATCGGCTTCAGGAAGTACAGATGCGTGCCGAGCTCGTGCCGCTGGATAAACGCTCTTTGGCCGGTCGCGTCCTTCACCAGCACCCCGGCGGTGTAGAATCCCTCCGCTGCGCCGCCGAGTGACGCGACCCGATAGTGGTTCGCGTCGGTGCCCGGGAACACCGCCGCGATCGTCGTCGCGAAAGAGAAGCTGCTCGGATCGACCCGGCACTGAGCGCCGTACAACACGTGCGGGCAAGTCCGGAGTATCAGCTCGCGCGGGATCTGTTTCTCGTCCTTGCCGAGCGGGCTTTGGACCGTGAGTACGATCTCCTCCAGCTCGATCGTCGCGTTCGCAACGCGGCCCTTGAAGAGCACGATCGCTTGGGCGTCGGTCCGATGCAGCCGATAGATGGTGAGGTAGACCGGATCCGGTGCCGATTGGTTCATGAACTGCTCCGTCACCAGCAGCGCGCGATCGAGCCGCACCTCGACGTCAGCAGATGCGGCTTCCTCGTTCCGGGTGAATGCGCCCCGGCTGACCGTGCGCGCCACGTACGTCTCGCCGCCGTAGATCGTGTCTTCGTCGGCGCTCGTGTAGAGCCAGCATTCCGGCCCTCGAAGGAAGTGATACAGCTCCTTCGGGTCGCCTTCCGCCTGTGACGTCTCAAAAGTTTCGTAGGTCATTATGAGAGCAGGGGGTCGGGGACTTCGAGCGGCAGCTCAACCACCCGGATCCGCGCGGTCATATGAGTCGGGCTGAGATACGTGTAGTCCACGTCGGCGTCTAACCTGACGAGCAGCAGAAACGAGATCATCACATGATTGAAGTCGAATCCGGGCGCGCCCCCGAATGCGGTGTCGGTGTTGAACGTTTCGGTGATGCCGTTGTCGGCGGCGGCATTGACCACGAACGGGACAAGCGTGCGGTTCGACCTTATCAGCACCATATACCTGCGTGCGAGGAACGGGAGTAGCGTCGCCTCGTATCCAATCGACTCGACGAAGATGTCCGAGCCCGAGATGTTCTGCACGGGCTTGATGTCGGCCTCCCATGTCGGGATCCAAAACGCTCCCTGGAGGCCACGTCGCGCGACGATGAATCGTCGGAACCTGGCGATGTCGTCGCGTGAGGTGAGCCGGTAGGCGAACTCCATCGCCTGCCGGGGCTGATCCGCGCGGGGCTTCACGACCGGAAGGCCCGTGATGTTGTCGAGGATCGTTCCGGACCGCTCGGTCGTCTCGATCGGCTTCACCTCCCAATTCGGCCAGAAATCTAGGATCTCGTAGCCGTGATGCGCGTTTTCGAGCGCAACGCCGAACAACCCGTCCTCGGTGATGAGGAATTCGCCGGCCTCCGTGAGGAGGTGATCGAGCTGGAGCAGCGGCATCAGTTGGCGATCCTCAGAACCTTGAAGCCCGCGCCTCCGCTGTCGTCGGCGCCGACGCTGACCTGGACGACGGCCGCGCTATCGAAGTCGAAGAGCCATAGGCTCGTCTCGCTCGCCACGAGGTCTGCGGGATCCTCTGCACCGATGGCTTCGAGGCCGCCGGCGACCACCGCCAGCCTATCCGCCGCACTCCACCCGAGTCCGGAATCGGGGTCCGCCTTGTTCGGGACGAGCGTCGGGTTCGTCGCGGTGGCCGCTTCGTTCATCATCGCGGGCCCCGCCGCCTCGGCCGCCTCGAAACGCGCCGAGAGCCACGCCCACGCGAACACGGTCGCGAGCGCGAGCCGGAGCTCGTCGTCCGTCGGCTCGTAGAAGCCCGTGTCGCCGTCACCGAACCTGACCGGGGGCGCGGTCGGTACGTCGCCGGCAGGGAGCGTGACCCGCTCGCCAGCCTCAAGCGTGTGAACCTGTTGGCGGGTCATCTTCTTCGAGGTCCCGCCCTGGTTCACGGCGAATTCATCAGTCGCCGCCGGCGTCGCGACTGCGGTCAGCTCTGAGATCCGCTTGTCGGCCATCTAGTTGACCCCCTCCAAAATGAATTCGATGTCGATCTCATTGATCTGCGGCGCATGACGAGCCGCGTCTAACCGCTGCGGCATCCGTCCCACTCGACACGGCAGCACGAACGTCGGTCCCTTCAGCCCGCCGAGGAATTCCTCGGTCGTCGGATCGTCGAGCGTGATCGAGCCGTCGTCCTCAAGCGTCGCGGAAGAGAAGTGCCACGTGAACTGATCGACCCACAGCGCGACGTGCGACATCTCCTCGAAGCGCCGGTCCGTCACGTCCACGCTCGCGGCGGGGATCGAAGCGGAGCTCGCGGCGAGCGTCACGAGGAGGGGCGCCGCGTCCTGCCAGAGCGGGACGCCCCAACGGCTCGGCTGATCAGCGTACAGCCTGACATGGAGATCGCCGATCTCGCGCTCCGTCGGGAGGGTGCACTTCCAGCCGACCACCATGGTCTGCCGCTGACGCAGGGCGACACGTTGCTCCGTGTCGTCCCACGCGCGCATAACGTCCGTAGGCGAGCCTGCGCGCTCCGTCACGTCTCCGTTCGGCGGCACGGGGAAGAACACGGGATCCGGCAGGACCGCTTCGGTCACCGGGATGCACTCACCGGGCCCAGCCGGCTCGGTGAACGGGGGCTGATCTTCGTTCCCGGGCACCGGCAGCCCATCATCGCGGAGCGCCCGGTATTCG